ACTTCATTCCTTCAGCGAGGAATACAAGGTTAATCTTCAACTGAAAAGAGATTCTCTTACATTTAAATTGCAATGAGCGGACAATCCATAGATCAATTTGTTGGTGGTAAATTTGCGTGGTTTACCGGTGTCGTTGAAGATACTTCGGATCCATTGCAGATGGGGCGCGTTCGGGTTCGCTGCTTTGGTTATCATACCGAGGATAAGGTTCAAATTCCCACAGAATCTCTTCCATGGGCATTGGTGATGACTCCGATCACGTCTGCATCAATGTCAGGAATCGGTACTTCCGCTACTGGAGTTCTTCCAGGTTCTTGGGTAGTAGGTTTCTTTCGTGACGGTCCTTCGGCTCAAGATCCATTGGTAATGGGGACTATTCCATCTCAGACTCAGGGTGGTAGTGCTTCAAAGGGATTTTCAGACCCATCAGGCCAACATCCTCGCAATCCTGGAGAAATTGATACTCCACGTGAGGCAAGAGCCGCATATGCAAATACAAGCAGCTACGTAAAAAGAAAAAATTTACGTTCCGACAAGGTTGAAACTGCTTCTCCAGCTAAAATTGAATCTGTTGCTGTTGCGGAACCGGCATCATACTATACTCGCAAGACGTGGTCTAGCCAGGACGTTGATACTGTAGTCAATCCGATTTATCCATTTAATAATGCTACTCATACTCAGTCTGGACACGTATTTGAGGTGGATGATAGCGTAGGCGCAGAACGAATTTTCCAGATGCATACTACTGGAACCTATTACGAAATCGACGCGAATGGTAATAAAACAACTACCATCAATGGCGATAATTACACGATCATTGTAAAGGATGATAATGTCTACGTGAAGGGTTCAGTCAATCTTACAATTAATGGGGACCTTCGCACATTGGTGAAAGGTAATTACCATCTCGAGGTTGAAGGTAATAAGACGGAAAACATTAAAGGTTCTCGTCAATCCAAGGTTGGTGCTTCGGATCAAACTGAAATTGATCAAGAAGAAATCATCAACGTAAAAATGAACCGCAAGGAGCGTATTGGCGGAGAACTGAATACTATTGTTGATGGCAAACGTAAAGAGATTATCGGAGATAACTCTGATGTGACCGTGAAAGGCGATGACAGCCATCTCGTCATGGGTTCACGTACCGACTTTACAAGTGGAATCATTAACTGTGGAGGTGCTTCAACCTTCAACATGAATTCTACGGGTGCCATGAATATTGAGACGCTCAGCAATATGAACTTCCTTACTATTGGAAGTCGTATGGAGATTGTACTGGGTAATCATGGAACGATGTCACTCCAAGACTATTCGGTTTATACCGTGGGCGGTGCATCAATTCTAGTTGGCGGTCCTCAGGGCTTTACTACGACCGTGGCCACGGGAGCGTACACCACAAACGTTCTTGTCGGTAATCACATCACTAGCATTGCGGCTGGAACTCGTACCGCCACAATTGGTGCAGCGGATACTGTTATTTCAGGAAGTACTAATATCATAACCGGAGCGTCATCGACGACTGCTGGTAACTTTAGTTTAAATGCAGCAAACATTTCAGCTACAGCCGCAACAGGTCTTTCAATGAAGGGTGGAGTATCTGCATCAGTGATCGGAGGAGCTGCTATTACTCTTGGAACTCTGACAGGAGTTATCTCGGGTGGAAGATTAATTAGTGCTGGTGTTGGTAACGTTAAGGTTCTATAATCATATGAGCTTTCCTAGCATACCATCTATTCCAACAATTCCTGCAGGTATTGGTGGCATTATTCGCGTTCCTCAGATTAACATTCCGAATATACCTCAGATTCCAACCATTCCACCTCTATCCGGTCTTTCAGGACTTTCAGGTCTTAAAACTTTGGGCGGTGCAATTCCAGGACTCGTGGGTGGAGGCAATCTATGCGGAATCAGCATTAAGCAGATTGACATCTTTGCTATCACGGAAGTCATTAAAGCCGCTTTACTTGGTAGACTTGCAGGCACGACAATTGCAGGAGTCAGCGGTGTAGCACTATTGGCAAAACTAGAAAAGTTCAGACAGCTATCAATCCAGCTTACTTCATTTCAGGCGGATCTACAAGGATTGAATATGAAAGATCCGGTTGCAGTTGCAGCTTTCCTGGACCGTTGGAAAGATAAGGTTCCGGGCGGAGCAGGAGCCTACGTTAAGTCTATTTCGGATGCTCTGAACAAAGGTCTCGCATTTGACTACTGTAGCCTGGTACCGAATATCAATATTGATCCAACCACGGGTCTTACCAAGGTATTAGCTAAAATGGCTCCAACCCCTGGAGAAGCTCCAGAACCAGCAGTACCATTGAAAGTCACCGTGGTTGAAAGCGTAAAAGACGTATCTCTGGGTAATAGCAAAGTTGCTATGAATACCAATACGGACTTTCTGATTCAGGTAAAGGCGCCATGGGAAAAACAAGTTCAGAACCCAATCCAACAGAGAGTAAAAGAAGCTGCAACCAACGTCATCAAAACGCAAGCTAAAATGACGTCGGTAAATGAAAAGGTTAAGAAGTATGGCAAATCAGCAGATGATCTAGCAACAGATGGGATTCTTACCTTTGATGAGATTATGAATCTCACAGATTATCAGGTTGCTGTCGAAGAGTCTGCTGTCTTGAATGGGGCAGTCCCAGAATTCAGAGCATGGTTCAGATACTACTGCGATGTAGTCGCGGGAGTAGTACCCGCGGGATCTTACCGTATAAAGAAGGATGCTCTTATAATCAAGACCGGAACTTCGGATAAATTTGCGTGGTTACAGAGCTATATTGATCTAACCGAATCCATCATTAATTCTAAGAAAGCTTTGGTGGTTCAGTGGGTATCCTATCAAGACGATAAGGTTCGGACGGCTGAAAACAATATCCAATAATCATATAAATAGCTGAAATAATGAGCACGCAGATACTCACCTCAGATTCGAATATTATTCAGAGTAAATCTGTACTTGTTTCTCGCACTCAACCGTATTCTGATCTAGATCTATCTTTGATACTTCATCCGGACTTTAATGATATTGTACCGCTGACTGATATTGCAGCAGTTAAGAATTCCGTAAAGAATTTAGTACTTTCTAACTTTGATGAAAGACCATTTAATCCTAGACTGGGTTCAAATCTAAGAGCATTGCTTTTTGAACCGGCTGACAAATTTACAATTTCAGCTCTTCGTAAATACATCAAATTAGTCCTGGAACAGCATGAAGCAAGAGTGGATCAGATTACTATCCAAATCCAGGACAATTCAGATGAAAACCGCTATGATGTTATAATCGGTTTTCGAGTAATCTCCATTGACGTCGACGTAGACATGTCGGTCTACCTTATCCGAATCCGCTAATCCAATTTCTACCCATGGCTCAATTTAATATCACAGAACTAGATTTCCAAAAGATTAAGCAGTCCACCATCGACTACTTTAAGTCTAACGAGAAATACACCGACTGGAATTTCGAGGGTTCAGGACTTTCGGTTTTAATGGATGTACTCGCATATAACACGCACTATAATGCAATGTTAGCGCATTTATCTCTGAACGAAACCTTCCTTGATTCAGCACAGCTACGTGGTAATGTTGCGAGTCATGCTAAACTATTAGGCTATCTTCCAAGATCAGCAATTGCTTCGACTGCAATTGTGAATATTTCATTAGACGCAACTAATAGTAACAAATTAGGTCTGGAGCGTGGAACACGTTTTACTACCGTTGTAGATACGAAAAAATACACGTTCGTTAATACTGAACTTATCACAGTTGATCCTATTAACAACGTTTACCATTTTAACAACGTAGTCCTTAAACAGGGTACATTGAAGAGAATGTTATACCGCGTAGATAGCAAGGTTCCAAATCAAAAGTTCATAATTCCAGATACAAACGTTGATACCACAACGGTTCGGGTTCGCTTAAAGTCTAACCAGGTAACAGAAGATTATACCACATATACTAGATTTACGAGCCTTGTAGACGTGGATCAATACAGTTTAATTTACTTTATCCAAGAAAATTCAGTCGGCAATTACGAACTTTATTTCGGCGATGGTATTCTTGGAGCAAAGCCAATCGATAATCAAATTGTCGAAATTGAATATGTTTATACGGATGGTGCATCGGCAAATGGCGCCAGAGCATTTACTGCAATCGATTCAATTGGTGGCCAATCCGGATCAGCAATCACTATTGACAAAACATCGGAACTGACGATTACACTGGATCCGGGTAATCCGATTGGAGGTTCAGCCGTTACATTTATTCCGGGTGATACTGTCACAGGCAGTATAAAGGGTAGTACCGCAAAGGTGGTATCTTTTACTAATGGAATTCTCATCGTAAAAGATATTGTAAAGAATTGGGCATTGCCAGGCGTAAATTCAGCTCAGACTGGATTTACGATTGGCGAAAATATCACGGGTGATAAATCTGATGCAACCCGAACGGTTAGATCTATTGTCGCTAAAACGATTCTTTCTTACGGTGGCGCTGCTCGGGAATCAATTGAGTCGATCCGATATAATGCACCGCTCACGTTCATTACTCAAAACCGCGCAGTGACCGCTGACGATTACCGCGCGATTGTCCAAAGAGAATTTGGAAACATCCAAGCGATCACGGTATGGGGCGGAGAACATGAGTCGAATCCAAATTTCGGTAAAGTTTATATTTCGATCAAGCCTGTCGGAGATCAAAATTTACTAACTACATTACAGAAAGAAGAAATCATCACATTACTGAGAGGTAAAAACGTAGTTTCTATTACTCCAGTGATTGTAGATCCTGAATATACCTACGTGGCATTAGACGTATCGTTTAAGTTTAACCCAAACCTGACCGATGTCACGAGTTCGGAACTAATCACGAAAGTACGTAATGCAATCGTAAATTACAATGAAAATTACCTTGAGCGGTTTGACGGAGTATTTCGTTCATCACAATTACTCAAGTCGATTGATGCATCAAATGCTGCAGTTTTAAATTCTAGCATTCGCGTGTTTATGTTCAAGGACATTACTCCATCTAATACAGTCCGTAATAACTTTGATCTACAGTTTACATCACCAATCTATTCTACAAAATCTACTGAATCGGTCATTACATCCAACGAATTCTTAATCAATGGCGTTAACCATTATTTTGGAGATTCTCCAATTAAAAATTCCCCAGATAGACAAGTATACATTTACAAAATTGTGAATAATTTACCAGTCGTAGTTATTGCAGATGCTGGTTATGTTTATCAGGCTGCGGGTCGTATCGTATTAAACAACTTTTTACCTGATACTACGGATAATATCAGAATCACAGTAATACCAAATTCGAATGACCTTGCTCCAAAACGCAATCAGCTGATTCAAATCGATCCATTAGAAGTGAGAATCAGCGGTGAAATTGATACGATTGCAGTTTCCGGATCTGCCGGTGCAATTAACTATACGACACCTTCACGTCACCGTTAATCGAATATGTCACTCTCCGTTGAATCCATTGCTAGTAGTCGCAAACAGACCAAAGAAGCGGTTCGTGTTGGTTCGTTAATTCCAAGCCAAATTCAGCCAAATGCTGAAAAGCTCATGGAGTTATTGGAAGACTATTATTCATATCTCAATGAGCCAGGAAATCCTAGTAATGAAATTTCTAGGATTGATGCTGCTCGCGATATTGATACCGCTGACTATGAGTATCTCGATGAAATTCAAAAGGAAATTGCCATCTCAGTTCCAAGAAAACTTGCTGAAACCGTAAGAACCAATCCTTTCGATACGACTAAGTCGTATACGGTCAATGTTAACCGAGTTACTCTCTACAAGAATTTGATGAGATATTACTCGATCCGCGGATCCCAGAATTCGATTGCTCTTTTCTTTAAAATTATCTTTGATGATAATGTAGAAATATATTACCCCAAAGAGTCAATGCTTATTCCAAGTTCAGGAAGCTGGTCTCCTGGAGAATTGACTACTGCTGGTCAATTTGTGGAGAATGCATTTTACACAATTACATTTCCAGGAAATACTGACTTTACAGACTGCGGAGCAGACGATAGCAATATTGGAACCGTGTTTAAAGCCA